CGCTGGCAAAGCGCATTTCTTTTTTGAACCTTCAATGCTGTTTTTCAAGCTACCAATCTTCCTCGCAGGCATCCTGATTTACCGCGCAGCCTCAACCTCTACCACATCGAATTGGCACCGAGCCACTTACGTACTGTTGGCCTTGCTGATGTGTGCGAAGCTGGGAGATATTTACCAGAGCCAAGTGATTTATCTCGTTGCATTGGTTGCATTAATGGCCGTCATGGCGGTGCCATATCGTCCTATCGCACGCCACTTAAATGTACTTGAAACGGTATGCCGCAGCCGGATCGTAACGTTCATGTCAGACGTTTCCTATTCGGTTTACCTGTTCCATGGCTTATTCCTGGCCATCGTTGGCTCGCAGATCGGTATGTCAGCAAAAAGCTCTGGGTGGCCTCTTGTTGTCGGGACGCTTGCGATCTGGCTGGCCGTGATCGCACTGACCTATACATTCAGCTATCTGGTGTTTCGCTTCGTTGAACTACCCGGAATTTCGTTGGGTAAAGCGATAATTGATCGCTTCGAACCAGCAAAGATCCGGACGTCAGAGCCTAGTCGATAGGCGCCTCTAAGAAAGGGCATGCTTCAATGAAGGCAAGATATCGGGGGGTCCGACTCGTCGACATTGCCCTGGTGAGGATGCTCATCAGGGTCTTGCTCACAGGCAAAGACCGAGGTAATCGCTGATTTTGTTGCATCGGAGAACTGTACAAAAATAGTCATATTTCATACCCAGTGATTGCAATTTGAAAGCTTGGAGTGCCTGCTGTCGATGTTGCGTAGTACCCCATCGTCTGAGGCGTAAGTAGTTGTAGGCGATCAAAAGAGACTGCGTTACCGCCATTGGCTGCGGTCGTAGTCGAATAATTTTGCTTATTTCCTACCGCAGCCGTGGAGGGGTGAATGTCTAAGTGAATGACGCTTGCAGCACTACACGATATGAGCGTGTTACCAGAAATATACTTAGCGTTGGGCGGGACTACTGCGGCAATGGAGAGTGATGTGATACTGCCTGTCACCGCAGATGTAATGAGCACAGTTGTGGTGGTGTAGCAGGTAAATCGATCTGATTGATATCCTACTATGAACTGACCGCTACCGTTTGTTAGCCAAACACCGACTAGTGCTGAGGCCGAATACCCCGCGGGCATGTTTGCACCGCCATAAACACTTGCCACTACGGATGCTGCATTCACCGCCAACAAAGCCGAGGCCCCGCTGGTTGGGTTGTAGATGGCATAAATCCCAACAAATCCGTTAACAGGTGCGGTGCCGGTATCCATACCGCCAGCGCCTGTGGTCGCCAGGTTGATTGTCTTGTTGAAGCTTGCGAGACAGTAACGCAGTCCGCCAAGCGCGGTTTCTACGACGATCTCATCAGCAGTCAGCGTCGCAGTCGCGGATGCAGCTGCTACTGACATCCTGAGGTTTCTGGCCTGCCCAACAACCCCCGCAACCTGGCTGAATTGAACAGCATGCTGGCTTTGGGTTGCTGGTGCGACCTGCAACGCCCCCCCGGAACTGTCCATCAGAACCCATGATCCGCCACCAATCGAAGTGTTGTACTGCAGCCAAACATCGCTGTTGACGACGATTTCGCCACCTTGAAGGGCGCTGTGCCCGAAGCCAACGAGGGGTTTTGCGCCCAAGCCGTTTGGGTTGAACGTGCAGGCACCGGTGTTGGCTACGGAGGCTTTGTACTTGAGAACCATGCCGTCAGTCAGCGCGGCAACCGGCGGGTTGAACGCCGCTGTGTGCGCGTTCGCCGTGCCACCTCCAGCGGCGTAAGAACCGCTGCCAATTTGCGATAGGCCGTTGATTGCCAGTTCGAGGTTGGCCAGCAGCGTAGCGGTAGTACCGTCGTCGACTGCGTTCTGCCCAGAGCGGTTGGCGATCAATTGCCCGATCACGGCAGCCACAATGGATGATTGGCGCCAGGCCTTGTTCAACTGAGCAGAGTTGGCGGTACCCGAAGAAAATCCGTTAAGACGAGCTGCAAGAGCCAAGTAGTCTGCTTGAGACATAACATTGGCGCCCACGGCAGAGCCGAACGGCAAGAAGTCATTCGTTGGCATAAAAACCCCGAGTTATGAGTAGACTTTTCCCCAACTTCCTTGATCGAAGCCGGCGACGTATTGATTGGCGACATCGAACCCGAAGAGCGGGCCGTCAGTGGTTGGTGCGATGTAATAGAGAACGCCGACGCTTTGTGGCTTGATGGGGATGTACCCACCAGTGAGCAGTGCCAGCTCGATCGCACTTGGCGCCTTGCCGGCTACACCAATGGTGATGGTCATGTCCTGGTTGTCCTGGATGAACACCTGCGAATCACCACTGAACACCGAATCCAGAATCTCTTTCGACTGTTCGAGCGTGCCATCCCAGCGGTTGGCACCAATCTTGGCTTTGAGCAACGTACGATAGGTTTCGTTGTCGAGCGTGGTTATGCCCGAATCCGGATCAAATGGCCCTTTCCATGCTCCCTGATCAAACCCCAGGCCGTCAGTGTCCAGCGCAAAATAAACATTGGTCAGCGGTGTAGAAATGTTCCGCGATATCCCGACCCACAAACCCACATCATCAAGTTGCGCGTCTTCAGCACTATCGAGATCAAAGTCTTCAGGCAGCCCCGCGGCGACCTCATTCGTGTCAACAAAGCACTGGGCAATGCCCTCAACCATCGCCATGTACTTGGGCTTATCCGCGTGCTGGTTGGTAATTTTCCCGGTGTAGTCCTTGATATCTGCCATGTCAGGTCACCGTTAGGACAATGCTCGCCGGCGTGCAGGAGGCTGCTTCGTTGAATGCCAGTGGCACGTCAGGAGTGCCGGGGCCGCCTGGGCCTGATAGCGTGAGCGCGGTCAGCTTGAACGTGTTGCTGCCTGGAATGCTGTTCGCCGCTGTGAGCGCGTCCGCCCATTCGACCGTTCCGCTGGAGCCGCCACCGATTGCCACCAGGTTGACGTAGTCGGATACGGCCTGCTGAAGCGCAGTGCCGATAGCCGAGGTGTATCCAGGCAAAGCCTTGAGGGATGCCGCCGCTGTGATGGCGCGATAAGTCGGCCTGAAAAAGTTGATCGGGATCGGCATACCGTAGACATTCAGCACCGTCGCTGATGTTGTACCGTAGGTCCCGCCACCCGGGCCTTTTTTGCCTGCGATGGCTGAGGCGATAGCGGATACATCACCACCCTCCACTACCATCGCCAGGCTGTTTCCGGGAATTCCGTTCACGTCGGTGACTTTGGTGTCGTTGTCGTAAGCGACGTACCGGGTTACACCGGCAACACCGGCTACGGCCCCGATGGTGCCCTCAAGCACGGTTCGGGACGGCAATGCCGTAGATGTCTTCTGCCGCTGGCGAAGCGCTGAATCAGTTTCGACTGGCGCGCCTTCACTGGCTGGAAAGGCGTTGGAAACACTCTGCCAGCCGCGCGTCATCGTGGCGATCTTGTTGATCTGATCAGGCCCGGCCGAAATGGCGCCGGCCGTCGCACAAACTGCCGTAACAATGATCGAGCCCGAAGGCGGGATGGTCACTGTCGCCGGAAGCACCCATTTGTTGTTGTTCTGGTCCTGGGCGAAACCTTGGGTAATCACGGTGCCCGCCTGGCCAACAATGGTCAGATCTGCCTGGGAGTTCGTCGGCACCGCCCGACTGATGCCGTTGATCTTCACGTTGCTGGAAAGCGCGGCCTTTTGCGCGGTGCCCGGCGAGAACGACAGATAGGCAGCAATCGTCGCGGCATTGGCATCGCTGATGGCCAGGGCGATCACACCGAGAAACTGACCATCCTGCGAATCGGATTCAAGATAGATGTCGTCACCGTAGATCGATCGGTACTTTGACTGGAGATAGGCTAGGACTTCGGCGTAAGTCGGCGCGGAAATACCGGTCGCCGAAATGGTCGGTGCAGTTGGAGAGGCCATTTAAAGTGTCTCGCTGATGGTCGTCTGCCCGAAGTCCGTGGTGATTTCCACCGTGGGAATGAAGGTTCGGGTTTCTGGATCGAAGGCGCTGTCGTAGCTGTCGATCTGGGTAACGCCTTGCGTGCCAAGCACACGCCGCTGAACGGCAGAGTCACGCGTGGCAACAGTTCGTTCACCCAGCACCTGGGTGCTCCACGGCATACCCTCGGTTTTGTCGAGGAACCATTCGCCCTGCTCGAGCTTCAATCGTGTGCTCACGGCCTGGGCCGGGGCCTGCGGTGTGTCGTGGTAGAAGTCAGCCTGCTGGTGGCCAAAGGTGTAGTCACCGTTGGCGTCGAGCTTTCGGTATCTCATGGCACAGGTACCCCACTCGTTCCGGTACCGGCCTGTACCTGACTGGTTTTATGCTGCTGCAGGCTGATCGTCCCCACTACTCGCCGAAGGCACGCAAACGGACACAGCGGGGCGCCAAGCTAC